GGAAAGAGTGCATCCTGACCCGCTACGTTAAACATTCCTTGACCTTGCTGTGCCATGTCACTTAAGCCAGCGTAAGGGTCTGGGTTACCTGTGCCTGATCTAAAGGTAATAGGCTTGAATGTGCCTCCTGTTGGCTGGTAGTCTCTTCCCATGCCCATGTTAAGTTCTGGTAGTTGCCCACCAAGAAAAGAGTTCATCATGTTACCACCGCCTCCTCCTGCGTTACCCATACCAGCCTGACCAGCAAAAGCGCCACCAGAACCTCCCATGTCTTGTACACCATTAGTAGGTGTAGCTACACCAGACATATACTGCTTCTGTCCTTGTGTCATTTGCGCCCATTGCTCAGGTCTAAAGTTACTAGGGCGAGGTATTTGACTTTCCTTGCTCCCGTAAACAGCGTCTTTTGCTGCCTGTACTCTCTGTGCTTCCGACATTCTATCCCAATTAGGATTAGATTGTTCTTCTTTTAAGTATGAGTTACTTACGTCTTGATTCATTCCGTATGTAGTTTGGTTTGCAATAGAACCTAAAGGATTAATTTGACCATAGGCACTTAATAAGCCACCAAAGTAATTGTCTTGTCCTAACGCTTCTCCAAAGCGACCAGCCATGCCACCAAAAGGAAGACCAGAGTTTTGAAACATAGTAGGTTGATCTTGGTAAGGCGAGTAATACGGCTGATTTACTTGATTAGGGTTCATAGAAGGAACAGCAGGAGAGCTACGTTGAAACACAGTAGGTGCCGCTGCCCTTGTGTTTTGTTCTTGAGGCCTTCTAGCTGCTGCCATAGCTGCCTGTGCTTGTTGTGCTTCGTAACGAGCATTTGCTTCATCCATCTGCTTACGTGCTTCGGCTGCTTTTATTTGCGCTTGCATATCCGCATTTCTTCTTTGAGCCTCTTTAGCTGCCGCTGCTGCTGCTCTCTCTGCCGCTGCGTTGTTACTGGTGTTATTTTGGTTAGGGGCTTTACCACCACTTTTATTACTATAACCACCACCGCCTGAGCCGCTGTAGCCACCATACGAATTACTTTCACCTCTTGGGTCTGCCATTATGCTGTCCTCTTCCAAAAGTATACGACAATATACGGCTGTACAATATCGTGTGAGTGGGCTGCTCCACCGCCTTCATAATCCAGTTCAGTCAGCCTTGGGTATGAATTAGCGTGACCTGCTGTTACAGAGTCGCTAGCACCATCTGGGTTACCTGTACCTTGTACGCCTGTGTACCCGTGAACGTGACTAGGTATTTCATTGATTGAAAGCGTATGTGAGTCAGTCTTAGCACCGCCTACTTCCTCTACTGTATTAAAGTCACTGTCACTTGCATTGATACCCACTAAGACACGACCAGCACCAAAGGCTGCCCAAGTACCTACGCCAAGTAAGCTGTTAGGGTTAGTTGCAACTACTGATGTGTACACAGAGCCTACAGGATATGCTAGACCATTAATAGTCGCTGCTGTGGGCGTAGCGGCCTGTACAAAGGCTGTAGTAGCCAACTGTGTAGTATTAGTGCCAGCAGCCGCTGTAGGAGCCGCAGGGACGCCTGTGAACGTAGGGGCATCTATTGGTGCCTTAGCTGCAACACCAGCCACTATAGCGGCCTGTGTGAACGCTGTGGTGGCTATCTGTGTGCTGTTAGTCGCTGTAGCTGCTGTAGGTGCCGCTGGTATACCTGTGAACGTAGGCGCACTTAGGTTAGCTTTAGTAGCTACAGACGTTTGTATGCTTGAAAACTCGTCATCAATCTCTGTACCACTGACAGTCTTGAGAGCGTTACCTGTGGGTAAGGCGTCCTTTGATGCAAAGTTAGTTGCTTTAGTATAATTAGACATAGTTAAAGTACCTTACCTTGTTTGGCATATAATGAAATTTTTTGTAATGACATAGGTGCGCCATCTATATCAGTAGTAAATCCTATCTGTATAATGTCACCTGCGCCTTGTGTTGATGCTTTTTGTTCGTTGATTAAGACTGAGCCTGAGTATTCTCCTATGCCGTACTCGGTAATACCATACTCGTATACAGTACCTACTTCTAATGTAAATGTATAACCATAATATACTGGGCTATAGTCATATCCAATCTTAAGTGCAAAGGTTTGTCCTGTAGCTCCTACTGTAGTCGCTGACAGCTTCTTTACTATCTTTGACACGTTAGGCATACCTAGGTCAAAGAAGTTACTGTAGTACGCCATTTCGTACTTAGAGCCATTGTCTTGATAACCTTTGTACTCTGCTATGCCATTGTCCTCTGCAAAGTATAATGTAGAACCTTCCGACAAGAAACCCTTAGGTGATACAGAGGGCCATATTGTAGCTCTAAAGCTGCCATCCTCTAAAGGTGCTCTGGTGTCAAAACAAAAAGTCTGTTGTGACGTAGGGAAAGTAATTAAGTAAAAAGCATTAATAGGTGAGTAGACTGACTTAATTAAATCAATGTTCTCAGCGTTAATGGCCTGTATTACATCATCACGTACATTCTTAGAGATGTCTCGCATAGGCTGTGACTTCTCTTGTACAGTACGATTCAATGAACGTATACCAGTGTTACTTAAGAACAAGATGTCTTCACCAGTATTCTGTACACTGTCACGAGCAATACAGCCTACACCTTCAATGACTTCCACTAGCGTAAGGCTCGTAGTAGTCATACCTGCTTGAAAGTTATCACCATCACCATAGATAATAATGTTGTTCTTACAGAATATAATCAAGTAGCCGTTATGAGCGCCTAGTGTAACAATATCATCCATGCCCTGAGTAAGGACACTTGAGATGTCTAAAGAACCTGATGTACCTGAAAGAAAGTTAGAACCATCAAGAACAGTAGTAAAATACACTGTTGTCTTATTAGTTGTGGTGTCTGCTACCCATAACCGACCATAAGCCGCTAATACAGTGTTGCCATAAGGTACACCATTGTGGCTGTGTGGATGATTACTGAAGGAATCAAACTCTTCTGACCCTGTTTCATTCGTGTACGTCAGTGGTTCATAACCACGTTGGAAGAAGTATTGATGGTCATTTAATGTAGCTGCTTGCCAGTTACCTGCTGATATGGTGTCTGCAGTCGTTGGCGTGATTGTGACGAGGTTTGTAGTGCCCTTATAGAACTTAGTAGAACTCCATGACAATAAGGTATCAGCACCTGTAATGTCCTTAAAATTAGACACACCTAGTAAGTCTACACCTACGTTATCATCCGCTACGGAGTCCTTACTCGTACTTAATACTTGCCAGCCCTTACGTGCTCCTAATCGACCAAACTTATCTATGACGCAGTTGTCTGCCTGTAGTGCAAAACCTTCCTGTAGTGTTACACCTGACTCTTGGGTGTTTAAGCCATAGAATGCAGGTGCAGCAATAGAGGAGGACATTAATTGTTTAGCCATGGTTAATAGACCTCCCAGATCAGTTCCTCTGGGTGCTTGTTAGCGTCTAAGGCAATAGCGTCAGATAGGAAGTTTTGAGCAAGAGCCTTAGCCGATACTGCTGACATACCTCCGTCCTCACCACGCTCCTCAAGGGCCATAGCGTAGGCTAAAGCTTGTACAGGTAAGTGAGGCACACGTACTGTATCTGCATCAGCCACAAGCTCCTGTGAGCGCATAGTTACGTTAAAGTAGATAGTGTACACACCATCAGGGATAGGGTACAAGTCTACCTGTGTGTCACCTGCTACACTCACGCCATTAAATACGTAGTAGTCAGGGTTACCTTCGGCTGGTGTGTTATTAAGAAATACATTGTTAAACCAGTGTGGGTCTTTATACTTTAAGAACGTATTAGATGTTAAGTTAACTACGTCTAGTATAGCTACGTTATTACCTGAGTCAGTAAGCACATAGTTAAATACACCATCTTGAGTAACTACAGTCAATGTTTGCCTAAGAACAGACCAATTCCACGCTGACTCAACAAACTCCTTAGCATCATTAATGAATAAACTAATTAACTTTGAGTAACTATTCTCATTAACACTGTCAACCTCACGTTCCCGTAGCCTCACAAGTACGTTGTTTACCATCTCTTTATGTGTCTTCATGTGGCTTTACCATTTAATTTTTCTACTGTTCTAAGACCTGCAAGGCCAAGCATTGCTAACGTAAGTTCAAGCATAGCGTCTAAGGGTAACTCAGGGCTACCTAGCTCTGGTGCTACCCATTGTAGGATAGGGTTAATAACAAATGCAAACAAGAAGCCTAAGCCACATACCCACATGAGAAAGGGTCTAGCTCCTGCAACAAAGGTAGACCTGTGATTAGCCTGTACCTTCATAATCTCTGCTTGCATCATAGAAGGGCGCATAGCTAACTTCTGCTTAAGTAGTTCGCCTTGTGCTCTCTCTTCATCTGATGTAAACACACTGTCTATAATGTTACCAATGGCTTCTATAGGCTGTGCAACAGCACTACCGCCACTGAATAAACTACTTAATATGCCCATGCTGTACTACCTCTCACCATTTTTCACGATTGGCCCAATAAGCCGCTGACATCTTACCTTTGGCTATGTTCTTGCCATGACG